TAAGGGGTTAGCTCCTTTATGGTTCTTAAGGACCGGGGCCAGAGACGCGCACGTCTGCGGGCTTCTTCGAGATTCGCAAGGGAGGTCATTTGCCCCACCCTCCTGCGTTTTTAGACGCAGAACCAACGGCTTCTTTTGCGGCTTTCTCCGCCTTAGCAGGGTTCTTGTTTAGCGCCAGTGCCCTGTTTCGAGCTTCTCGGCCCTTGGCTTCTGCTTTTTGTTTGACCTCTTCGATGATGGCGGGGGTCAGGTGATTGGCTTTCTTCTGAGCCCACGATCGATGTTTGATGGCGTCGATCCGTTCTCCGTGGTCTGCCTTGGACTCGACCACCTTGTTGATGGTGTGCCCTGGGAAGCGTTCTTTGATGATGGCCTCTGCTCTTTCGTACTTTTCGCGTGTATCGCAGTAGCCAAGAACGCCCATGTCCACAGGCACAAACGATTTGATACCGTCCCCTTTGACACCAGGGAACTTACCATGCGACCAGTCGATGACCCGTTCGCCGCCACACTCAGGGCACGGCGGGGGTCCCGCACTTTTCTTGTAGTACACATGACCGTCGACGGTCTTGCACTCGTCGCATCTCAAACCGTTTGCTACCCAACCCACTGTCTATGTCCTTTCTTTTCTTGGTCCTAACTCGTAGGACAACGAGATTCTCTCTTGTGCAGGTATTTCTTTCCAGAGCCGTTGTCTGTCGTAGTCACTACGAACGTCTGGCCGCCACGCGGGGTGGGGCTTGGCTAACTTCCAGCGTTCTTTCTTGTCGATGTTGGCAAGCGCTGGATCGATGATTGGAAAGAAATCCTCTATAGCCATTAAGAATCGTCCTTAAAGTCGTCCTTAGAGCGTATCTTCATAGGACCTTCTTTTATCTTTTGTCTTGCGTATTTTTTCACGTCACGCTTCATTTTGGGGAAAGCCTGTTTTTGCTCTTTGGCCTTCATATTCTTTATCAGTTCTTCAGCAGATTTCATGCCCTGCGTTTTTGGAGGGTCTTTTAGAGGGTCCATTACTTAGTCCCCTTCCCATAACCGCCAGCGGCTTTCTTCTTCTCTTTCATCATTTTATCGTACTTGCCCTTGGGCATCTTTCCGTAACCAGGCATTATTGTTGTCTCCCTGCCCAGACGATACAGACTCTCTGGGACGCACATTTGAAGTCAAGGGCTTGGCAATATCCAAGCTCCCCGCCCATGATAGCAGTTTCTGGGTCAGGCTCATCACCTATTCCCATAGCGATGCAATCAAGAACTTTCTCTGACCTATCAAAGAAAGTGCAGTTGGCGCAACGCATTGTCATTACATTCTCTATGGTGTCGTTGAACTTTTCTGCGTATTTCTGCCAGAACTCTTCGTTGCCACCTTCTTCGTCGAGCGCAGGATTAGCTGGACCGTACATCTTGGTATCCAGAGCGTTCTGACGATTCTCAAGATTAAGTTCAAGGTCTTGGGTAGCTTCAGGACAGGCGTCTGCTTTCTGTGCATCCTGCCTGAGGGCTCCCATCATCTCGTCATATTCAGCCATGACTAATCCTTATTGCCCTTTACCAGACCCATTCGTTGTTTTGCGATCATGTCGTAGTAGTCACCAGAAAGCTCTCTACCTTCTTTCTTTGCTTTCTTTACTGTCTCTGCCGTGCTTTTTATCTCTGCGGCTTGTTTGGTCGCTTTTCCTTCAGACAACCCTGCAGTGTATTTAGCAGGTACACCTTTCTTGTACTCTTGTGTTTTTACCGCCATGACTACCTCAGGTCCGTGTCGTGTTTCTTGCTACCTTCAATAAAGCTATTGACGCGAGCCATAGCCCATTGCTGAGGCGACATGCCAGGTCGAGAACCTGAAGAGTAATACGCACCCATGCCTCGACGGTAGACTTTCTTCAAAGTAGCCAAACTAATACCCGACTCCTTGGCTTTTTCTCGAAGAGTCTTTAGCGTTTTTGGACTAAGCTTTTTGTCTGAGCCGCGAGCCTCGTCCTTCATGTTCTTCTTTTTCTTGTCGTACTCGTCTTTTTTCTTGGCCATTACCATTTCACCTTGTGCGACCAGTATCGGGCACTGAATTTGTCGGGGGTTGAATCTTGAGCATCATGTCGAGCGTAGTAGCTCTTCTTGCGTGCTTTATCTTTCTTGGTCTTTGGGTTCTTACCTGCGCCGCGAACACCTTGTTGACCGAATCGAATCAGTTTGAACTTGTCGCCTTTGCAGGCCAAGACGATGTGACTTTTCTTAGGGTGGTTGGGCGTGCGCTTGGGCTTGTTGCAGCCTTCAAGGTTGTGCTCTGCAAGGAGCTTTTTCTTGCGCTTTTCTGTGTAGTAGTCGGCCATGTTAACTCTTCTTTCTTTTCTTAGACAGAGCAATAGCAATCGCCTGCTTGTGCGGCTTGCCGTGAGACATGTACTTCTTAATGTCTTTGGAGACTTGGTCTTTCTTAGCCATCACTTACCGCCTTTTTTATCTGGTTGCCAGGTAAGGTGGCCCGTGACGTGAATCATCCCTCTGGGTGTTTTTAGAAAAGAAAATTGCTTACCCTCAGAGTCTTTGAAGATCTCGTAATCCATACCGTCTTTGCTACCTGAATATACTGGCTTCTCTTTAGACAATCGCTTGTAGTCAATGTCTGACGCTCTATAGATGTCAGAAGCCGACACAATGTGGCCCTGGTCTTTGCCTGAGTAAGGTCCGTGCTTCTTGGCGTAGTAAAGCGCGTCGTCAACATGCTGATTCTGCTTTCTCATGTTTTGAAGAATGTCAGAAGCTGACGGGGAGTCTCGTTGATTAGGGGCAGCCCCGGCTGGTCCTTCGTAGATTTCGCTCATCAGCCTTCCTCTCGAATAGGCGCGTCACCGCCTGCTGCCATACTGTCTTCTGGCGCTGCGGCTTGTTCTTCTCCTGCGCCGCCCATCAGGGCTACGAGTTCTGGTGGCAGCCCACCCTCCGCGCCCATCGGTGGGCCGCCTGCTCCAGCGGCTCCGCCCATCGCAAGTTGTTGCGCCATCTGCGCCTCGGCTTGAGCAGCCAGGGCTACGTCTTGTTCTGGCATCAGGAGGCCCATCGGGAGCCCTAAGCCTTTGACGATTTCTTCGATAAGGCGTCTACCGTCGATGTTTTGGTCTTGCTGTAGAAGAGGGATTAGTTGTAGAAGAGTCTCGACCATCACCGCTGGGTTGGTCTTGATTGGGTTGTAGCTCACCATCTCGAAATCTACTTCTACGTCTGCGATTGTAGAGATGTCTACTGCTGCCCACTTTCTATCCCCAGAGATTCGAATCATCTTCTCTCCGCGCATGTACTTTCGGCACAAGTAGAAACACTTCGACGCCATGTCTTCCATCGCATCGTTGATGTGACCTTCGCGAGTAGCCAGGCGGTTCTTCATCTGGGCATCGATGATTGCCATTTCCGTAGCGGTTCTTGCGCCGACTACCTGCCCGCGAGCCGCTTCAGCCAATGCGCTGATAAAAGCTGCATCGTCTTCTTGACGGGCTACGAACTCTTTTACGCCTTGTGGGTTTTGCGGATACGGCATTTCGTAAAACAGAGAGCCCAGAGAACGTAGGGCTTCGGAGTTTTGCGGGGCTACGCCAACAAAAGATCCAGCGGCAGCGGTTACTGCTTTGTTGAGGTCTTCTTCGCTGAGTCGCCCGGCATCGTACAGAACCCTGGGGATCATAAGATAAGTGATTCTCTTCATGTGGGTCAGCAAGTCGTTGACTGTTTCTTGTTGAGTCAAGACCAACTGAACTTCAGACAACCCCAAACAATCGACCCCCGACTGGTTCAGGCTGAACATGGAGTAGGGAATGTAGTCGATGTCGTCTTCAAACACGACCTTGTCGAGTTGTCTAACGTAGTGTTTCACCTTGTTGGTTTCTCGGTCGTAGTATTCCCAAACGGTAATCCACTCGAAGGCGTCTCGAACAGCGTTGGTTTCTCCCCGTTGTTTTGATCCAAGCATCCACTTAGGAAAGCGGTCGGGTTGGACGTCGTCGAGCTTTGCGTCGTATCGACCTGACTCTACACGGGCTTTGAACTCAGAGAAAGGAACAACAGTGGCTTCAAGCCAGTACTTAATATCGTCTACATCTCGGACGGTTAGATCGAAGAACACTGTAGACGGGTCACAGACTTTTACAACGGGCCTATCTTCTGCTTTGTTCCAACTTGTTTTGAAGATTCCTCGCTTGCAGAGAACAGCATCAATCAACGCTGTTGCTGCGCGTCGTCGCATGCGGTTTGACCGAAACACGTACTCCAGAAGACCTGTTACAGAAGGCGACTGTTCTTGGCTTCTTGCGTTTCGCGGATTCGCTGCAACCTGGGGGTTGGGACCAAGCAAAGCGGAAACCGCAGTATCTGCGATAGCATAGATGAGGTTCTTAGAACACAGGTGAAGGTTCGTGTTCGTGTCGAGATCTGTAGACCTCTGCGTCCAGAAGTCCCCTCGATAATAACGACGGGCTTTGTCGAAGATCTCTTTCTCTTGGCTCTTGTAGAACTCTAAGTGTCTATCTATAAGTACTGAAAGTTTAGGCATTTTGTCCTACCCTTCCTTGGCAGCTTTCTTTAGCTTATTGGCGTTCATGGCATCTTTCTTTGCTTTCGCTATGGCTTTCATGAAGTCACCAGCATCTGTGCCAGAAAACATTTTTCCGCCTTTTGTTTTCTTCGGGTCTTTGGCTGCCATTGTTACATCCAGTGCCTCGGTGGAGGCTTAAAGAGGTTCGATGCTTCTTTCGTAGACTTGCGTTTGTAGCGGTCCAAGTCTCCTATAGTCAACTGCCCTGCGGGGCGCTGCTGTATTTCAGGTTGGATATTAGCGCGTGTGAAGTGTCGGCGCGAGAGTATATCTGCTGCCATGACCGCTGTTCGCGCACGGTCGAAGTGATGGGTGGTCCCGTCTTGACCCTTTACGCGTTTATTATTGTTGCCGTCGTAGTTGATTAGTTGGTGCAACATACCACGGGACACGATGTCTATTTCTTCTTCCCTTAGCAACTGAACAAGCATTGCTTCGGCTTCTTGGATCCTCTTCGACGTGGCATACCAACCGGGGTGGTTTCTGTTTGTCCACAAAAGACTGGGGCACTTTTTGTCTTTTAGAACAGCAATACAAGCCATGGCGTTAGACTCTACAGCGAGAAGCGCTCCGTTGTAGTGAGCTTGAACTCGCATCAGCCTGGCGGCAAACCTACCTGGGTCTTCTCTGTCTTCCCAGAAAGCTACTTCTTTTCGAGTCACCGCATTCCAGACAGTGAGGGCGCTCTTATCTCCTGAGCGACCGTAGCCTGCGGGGTCTGCCGTAATCAGATAAGAACCTTTGTTCTCTGGCATGTCTATTACACAACAACTCAAAGGACCTTCTGGGGGGTCCGGTTCTGACTTGGCCAATAAAGGTTTGAGTAGTTCTGACGGCATGACGGGCGCCAAAGAGCCCAACCACCCATCGTAGGGGTCCGATGGGTACTTTGCACAGAACAGTCGAGAGTCTCCAACAAACTCTGTGTTTAGAGCGCTTCGTCTGAACGCCAGGTTCTGTAGCGTCATGCCCTCGTGCTGGTCCAAGTACTTGTGTTCGTCAGGAGTTACGTCATTTAGAGGAGCTTCGATTGCACAACTATTGTCTTTCCACCATTTTAGAAACACTGGATTGAACCGGCTTTTGCCCTCCAGTGCCATCTGCCACATACGCTCGTGGTGAGAGCCTGCGCGGCCAGGGGTGGACTCTAAGATAACGCGTGCGTTTGGGCGCTTGTTTACAGTAGGGAAGATGTTGATTGCAGCTTTCTGTTGCCACTGAGCTTCACCAAACTCGGTGATGACCAAGCGGTCGATCGAACGACCGATAGCAGGGGATCGACCTCCTGCTGTCAGAACCTTGATGCCGCCTCCATGGCAGAAGTGCATCTGTGTAGTTCCTGCTTTTCTTCCTTTCGCCAAGGGCACACGCACGTCATCAGGAAGTCGTTTGTATGCGTAAAGGATTCTCTCAAAGATATCCTCGGCAGTGTCCTGTCTTTCTGCAATCAACAAACCCTTTACACCTTCGAGATACATGCAGTCGCGCAACAGAAGCATGACAGAAATAGTAGTAATCTTTGCCTGACGAAACTTATTTACGATGTTCCATCTGTGCTCGTGATAAGCGGCAATCAGTTGTTGCTGCGTGCTGGTTGGCGTAAGGAAACCGCTGGACTCGTCTTCTCGGACAATTTGACACATCGACACAAAAGAGTCGTATGTAGCAAACATGGCCCGCACTTTGGCTTGGTTTAGTGTAGGGTGCTGAGTCAGCTTTGCGCCGTTGGGTAGAGCTTTTAAGTCCATGCAAGAACCTTAACATGATATAAGTTATCGAGAGAAGGAGCTATTATGGCTGTGAGCATGGAAGTACAAAACACGACACTGGCCAATCCGGGCTCAAAGATGTCGAAAAAATACAAAGGAATGTTGAAGAAGGTCGTAAAAATAAAAAACGCCAACGATCCGATGCGTATTAAGAACGGCCAAAAACTACAGACCTCTTAAAATAAAACAGTTAAATAGTTGCATCGTTTGTTCAGACGTTGTAGATTTTTCGTAGCACCCTAAATGTTGCTAAGTAGCCCGTCAGGAGCTTGGCACTAAGACATGCAGGGCAGGCAAGACAACCTGATTATTGGTTTTGTTTCTCGATTACAAGTCGGGGTGTAGAACTCGTTGTGAGCCTGCTGTCCCGCATTTCAACAAAAGGTGCATTTCAATGTCCATTTCAACCGAAGTACTGAATACTACGTTTGCTGATCTTCGCGGTCCTCTCGTAAATTCTTTCGTTCGGAGCAATGAACTGTTCGACGCACTGGATGCCAAGG